TATCCTCTGCCATCTCCTCCAGCATCTCCACGTTGTCGACCATGTACTGGATGATTATCGGCGCTACGACCCCGGCGTTGTCCTGCAAGCGCTTGACGATTTTTATTTCCTCGGGCGTCCACGTCAGCTCTTTCTCTAGCGTCCACTCCAGCAGGCGCTTTAATTCACCCTGAGACGAGTGGCTTGCCGCCCCTGTCAGCATATCCACCAAGTGCGTGTTGGACGACAGGATGGCGGTGCTTGACCAGAACGTCGTGTTGATCCGCTCCCGGTTGGTGCCCGACTCCATCCGCTCCTTGCCCTTACCCTCTGACATATCGAAGATAAAGCCCGGTACCCAGTCCATGTCGGTACGCGCCCGCATGGTTATCTCGTCGCTGATGATTGGTTCGCTGTGAAGCATACCTAGGCGCTGCTGCATCGCCACGTCGGACGTTTTCTTGCTGACCCTGTATGCCGATGGACGCCCCCAAAACGATGCTGCTGCATCCAACGCGAGCGACTTGCCGGTACCGGATGCGCTTGAGCCTACGTGGAATGTTATGCCGTGCAGCTTGGTAAACCGCATGAACGGCGCGGCTAGCCCACCCAGCGCAATAGCCAAGAGGTCGTACTGCTCCCGGGCAATCAGCAGCTGGATGAAACTGCGCCAGTCCTCGAGCGTGCCCACGGCGTTGGTCGCCATCTGCAGGTTGCTCAGCTCCGGCATCGGCACGAGGGTCGGCTCGGCGTTTTTACTATAAATCTTGCCGTTGTGTACAAACGAGTCGTCTTCTTGCCACCCGTAGTGCGATGGCACCCTAATCACCGGCTTGGTGACGCTGGCGTCGGCTACACACTGGCGCACGTACTCGAACAAGTTCTTGTCGTTACCAGCACCGAACATGGCGATGACGTTCTGACCGGCTAGTCCCTTCAGCGTCTCGTCTTTACTTACAACTGCTTTCTGTGGTAACAGAATGTCCATCGCCTTGTCAGGGCGCGCGTAGAGCATGTGGACTAGGTGTTCTGCTTCTGTCTGTAGGATGTCCACCACGAACAGGTCGTAAGGTAGTAGCGGCACCTCGCGCGTTACGCGCTTGCCGTCGGCATCCTCGTCCTCTTTCTGCATGTATACGCCGCCGTTCTTGCCGTAGGTAAACCCACGTGGTGCGTTGGGGCGGATGTAGGTCTTCTCTACCGGCGGCTTGACGCCCGAAGCGTCCTTGGTGCTGACGGTGACCGGCTTGGCTTCTGTCTCCGTGGCGACAGCTTTGCCTAGTATCAGGGGGTTGGTTATCTTGCCAAAGTGCTGGCAATGCTCGCAGACGCCCGGGTTCTCGCTGTCCATCTTGGTACAGGGGTAGGGGCCCTTAATCTCCTCCCACTTACTGCGCATCCGGTCAGGGTCGTACGGGTGCATTCTGGACAGCTTGACGGCGTTATCCCAGCCATCCTCCTCGCAGCACTTAGCCCACGACAATAAACCCCGCCACAGCGGCTCTAGCCCGTCCTGTGTGGCATTATCTGCGTAGTACTTAAGTTGTCCACAGCCTTTGCCCTCGTCAGTCTTGAGCCAAATGGTCTTGAAATGGGTGACGCTGTTGGCAAACATCTTGACCGCAGCCGCATCAGGGATGGGCTTGGGGCGGTCGCCCGGTATCGGCATGGTGGACGCCCGCTTCTCCTCGTAGGTCATCACCTTGAGCTTCTTGCGGACGGCAGCGCCGAACTCGGTCAGGTCGAACGTATCGCCCTTGGAGACCAGCTTGGCGTTGGTTACGCCGCGCACCTTACGCTTGCCCTTGACACCGTTGTTCTTGGTACCAGGCAGGCGCATGACCCGGGCAGGGTCGGAGGTGACCGCGTTGTCGATACGCAGCCCATACTGGCGCGCTAGCGCCTTGAGGTTCTCGGCTACCGGTCGCCACGTCTCGATGTCCACCGTCTCTGTAAGCGGCCAGTAAGCATGGACGCCACCCCCGGATGAAGCTAGCCACGGCTGACCTAGCTCGCCAAGCCCCGACTCGTCAAGAAAAGCCTGTACTGCCAGCACCGCGTCCTTGGCTGATGGGTACTCTTTGGGCTTTATCTGACCATTTTCGTCGGGTATATCCTTGGAGTGGTTGCAGTCGATGTCAACGTAGATGCACTTGATATACGCCGCGTTAGCGGCCTCACGGCTACCACGCTCGTTGAACGTGGACATGGCGAGGTAGGTGTCGTAATCATTCTCTAAGAAGGTATCGAGCTGCGGCTGTATCTCCTCTAGCGACGCGCCGAAAGCGTGTTGCCGTTTTGGTGTGGTTAGTTCTGCTATGCAGTAGTGCCCGTGACCCGGGGACGGCAGAACAACCGCTGCAAACTCTAGCGGGTTCATGGTGTCTCCGGGTTATTCAGCGTCGGCGTACTGATTGTCTAAGTCAACAAGGGCTTCTTCTAGTTTCTCGTGCAAGGCTTTGACCCATTGGTACAGGTTGCCGTCGTCGGCCTTGACAAAGTAAGCGTAGCGTACAAGTTCCTCTGCGGTCAGTTGCGAAGGTTGAAGTGCTGACATATTTTTCTCCACGCGAGTTCGGCGGTGCCCGACGACTCGAAAATTTTGATTAAGTCTCTAACCCGATCTTGATAGGCAACGAACACCTCGCCGCCAGCAAACCAGTTATACACCGTTTGCCGCGTTACGTTGGTGGCCTTGGCTATTTTTGTCACGGGAAAGTCCAAGTGGACGGCCCACCGCCCGAGCTGGTTGCCCAGCGTCTTAGGCGATGAGTAGACCACATCTGCTACTTTCTGTGAATATGGCATAAGGCAATGCGGGGTCGCCCCCGCCCCGGCTGGTTACTCGTCGTCCCATTCAGCCGCCAGCTGTGACAGGGGGCTTTTCTTGGGGGCAGCAGCTTTGCTGGATGTCTTACGCACTTCAGGCTCGGAATCGTCCTCGTCATCCGACTCAACCACAGGCGCAGCCTTGGCTGGTTTCTTGCCCTCTAGCTTGGGGGCGTCGGGTATGGTAACGGTGTCACCCTGATAGGCGGTCATCATGACCATCTTCTTGGCAGCGTCGGTAGAACCCTGCTTGGAAGCAACCGCATACTCCGCGTCGTCCAAGAAGCGCACCGGCTTAAAGAACAACTTGGGCGACTGGGCAGACGTATCGAAACGCATCTGCGTTACCACCTCGTTGATCTCGATGCCATTACCCGCCAAGTACTTGGCGTAGGCACGCAGTGGCATCTTGTCGCCCTCGCCTTTACCGAACAACGAAGCGCCCGGGACAATCATCTGCATGACGTCGCCGTCCATGTTGTCGGGCAGGGTCACAGCGATGCGCTGCTCAAACCGGCACTTGCGGCTGTTGCCAGCACCCGAGCCAGCCACGTTATGTGGGCACTCGGCACAGTTGCTTGACTGCGGCGACTCGATAGAGGCGTCGGGCTTATCGCCGTCGTTAGACCAGCAGTCCGGGCCGCTAGGGGCAGCGTTGGCGTCATACGCGCCGAGATACAACTTACGCCCGACCTTGGGGGCGGCGTTGACGATAACCACGTCGAGGTGTCTGTCCTCGATGGCACCGATTTCTTTGCTACCGGCTTGCAAGCGAAACACACCGCCACGGATGGAGATGCGCTTGGTCACAGCACCGCCGGTGCCACCACCAGCCAGCGACCGGGTTAACTCAGATGCGCCACCTTCGCGCTCGCGGATACGAGCAGGTAGCTTCGTGGGATTGAATTCAACAATGTTACCCATAATGAAAAAACTCCTAAGAGGGTTTGCGTACCGAAACTGAATACTCCGCATTGGAGTTCAAACCCGGAGGTACGAGCCCGGGATTTTCTTCTAGCCACCGCCGCATGTTGGTCTGCGATATGCGATGCTCCAGCAGGTCGATGGCTTCGTTCTCAACCATAAAGGTCTTGAAGCTGTCCCAGTCGTTGGTGGAGTATCGGCGCATCGTACTCAACGTAACGGTGCCGTTTGGCGTGCGCACAGAGGTCGTGCCCAGCGTCAACATTTGGTCTTTGATGGCTTGCTTGACCGCCTCGTGCTGCTCTTTGATCGGCAGCAACGCGGCTTCGTGGTCGCGCTCCATCTTCTGAATGTGGTCGCGCATCTTGCGGTAGATACGAACCAGTTTGTCTAGAGGCAGCGGGGCCTCGGTGTTTTCAATGTCGTCCATTGGCTTAGTCCTTTTTGTCTATTGTTTGACAATTATAGGGGGTTTGCGTTTTGGGTGCAACCCCTTTTTTATTCAGAAATCTCACTCTCAAACATGCTGGTCAGCAGGTGGTTGTCTTCTACCCGAGCCGTCAGCGCCTTGAACATTTTACGCTCGATGGGGCTGCTTTGGATATGGACAACCGTTACTTTATCAGAATCTTGCCCCTTGCGGTCAGCCCGGGCTATCGACTGAATGTACTG